GCTAAAAGCTATGTGAGAAGCTTTCGCAAAGGGTTCTATAAACGGAACACTCATGAGAGCTTTTGAAATATCGGCTGCACCCGAAGAAAATTTTTCAACGGGGCCCTTTTCACGTTCATCAACATTAGAATTTCGCACATTTACTCTGCCTGATTCAGTTGTAATACCTACCTGAGTTGCAGTCGCTGTTCCTAATTCAACATTTTCTGCCCACGCATAAACATAAGCAGAAACCGAAGATGGTGTTGATGATGTAGATTGAATTTGGTTAAGAGTATATATAAATAAACTCCCCGCATTTTCTAGATCGTCATACGATGTAACATCTGATATAGCTGTTGCATCCGTATTAAACAATCTGTGAACGGGTTTGGGAGAAATAAAGGGAATTTCAACATCTACGGGTTGATTCTCTTTTGGGTCTATAACCACCGAACCTGGCGCTTGACTCAAATAATTGAGTAACAAGTTTCTCGTACTTGAATCTAATGCATAATTAGTTAAAAGTGCTTGAAGTGCCGTGTTGCGGAGAGGATATGGTTGATAAGAAACTAATATTCTTCCATAATGAAAGGGCATACCCGAAACTGCTATTCGCACCCGCAAGTTAGCTCTAAAGTACGCATAATTACGTAACTTAGCTCTGACCGTGGGGTTTAAAGTATATTCATCCCATATCGGTATTTCAAGTGAGACATCAGTAGACATCGCGACTTGAAAATTACTAATAGGAATGGGCCTTTCAAAAAACTCATCCATATCAAGAAGATTTGTTTGTCCTTGTTCATCTCCCCATGAAAAACCAGTGGATTTCTCCTCCACTTCCATGCCAACAATGTCTGTTAAATTCTGATGTGTTTCTACATCACCAGCATTAGGCATGTTTGGTTGAGTGTCTATCACACCGGATTCTACAACAATATGATCCTGATATAATCTCTCTTGAAGGGCTCTATCAATTGTGTTTCGAGTAAACTCTATATCACGCAATTCTGAGAGTATCTTCAAATGAACATTGATCTGTTGCCTGAACTTCGGAGACGACAAGTTCCTTCTTTTCCGTAGAATCTTAACTCCCACATCAGAAGGAAATCCTCTTTTATAAATCTCTTCTCTGAGCTTTCGCTCTCTCGTGTCTAATGACACTATCAATTCATCTATCTGTAAATTGGTCGCATGTTAAAATCTTATGTGCAAGTGGCTAACACAGTCCAAATGCATCTGATGGCAGTTCCTCTATTGTTTATGTGCCAGGAAACGCATAGCGTTGCACAAACTACCCATCTGCTACATATTGTTTGCCAAACAATACATCCATAGATGGTGACGCTATTCTACCCTCACTATAGCGATATATGTGAGCATAAGTTTTCCCCCTTAAAGGGAGGAGGGTGAGAACCCAACAGACTCCATAATAGTAGTTCTGTCAGGAAAGTACGCATCAAGCTCTTCTGTTTTCATATCAGTAACTGAATGAACTGAAGATATCAAACGATCTCGTACACGCTCAAATTTGTCTGCATCAGTATGGAAAAATAACTCCCACAATGCAGAGCATGTAGTATCAACCAGCTGTTTCTCACTGCTGACTGATTTCGATGGCAGGACCCATAATAAACTTTTCATTATAGAGTCTTTATGTAAAGGCGCCATCCACCTTTGAAATTCTTTGCTAAAAACAAAATTTCTCTTAAGGAAAGACATGTTCTTACGATCGACAAATTCACTAACTTGATCAGATTTATCGGTGGAAGTGAACTTCATCCCGTATAATTTTTCACAAAGTTTCTGATATTCTTTGACGTTAAACGCTTCAGAAATAACATCAGATACCGTTCCTAAAATGTCATCCCCATACGTACACATGGTCACGATATTGTCTAAACTTGGGAGAAATTCACCTGTTTTAGGGTTTCTCAATCCAAAAACATGATTCAATGCGTACACAATAAGAATTAATCCACGCAAGGAATTGTCTTCAGCAGTCGCATATTTCCCAGAAGGTTGATAACCCGCAATGATAAATATATCCTTGAGTATCTCGACAACTGGAAACATACTGTCTGACAACAAACCTCTTACAACTGTCATGGCCTCATCATTATATCCGAAGTGTATCAACACTCTCTCAATAATTGTACAAGCCATACGTGCGACATCACAAGGCATTGACTGATCATATTTACTGTAGTCTCCTTCGAACACATTATGATTATGTTTGAACAAGTTTTCGACAAACTGATCAGCATCAGCATGCATGTTTATTCCTATTGACGTTGAAAAAATTTCATTATATTGTGTCATCAATGTATAAAATGGTGATAAAAACATTCTCATCAAAATCACATTAGTAGTTTCTGATACGTTAAAAAGACGTGTTTTACCTGCTTTCACTTTATCAAGTGGTCGAGGTTCATCTTTCAGCTTACCAGAGTTAACAAAATTATTGCAATCCCCATTTAAGTAATTGTTTATACACCTGTTAAGATCTTTTTTCAACTTATCCACAGGCTCTCTAATAACGAAATTGTCATCTTCTTTAACTATGGGTATGTATGCACTTTTTGGTCCAGGATATCCAAAACCTGCAGATGTGCTTGCATTCATTCTACGAATAAAGGGATCGATTTTTGCACCATTTATTGCACTTTCCACATCAAGTGGAGCAAGCGTACGTGGTGTTTCAGTCTCTTCCAACTTACGTATAATATCTCCAACAAGAAAATCTACAGTATCGTTCATTTCATGTGGATCCAGAGCTTTTTTCTCTACAGACATATTTTTCATTGCTATATTATAGGGATTTACGTAATCATCACCTTTACCTTTTGGCTTCATTAACGGTCTGCCATAAAACGTCTCAGGTTCATAATCCAATTCTTCCTTAAAAATACGTAAAATGTCATTGGAATTGTCAGATGACCTCAATTTGGATACATCATTGACATTAACATTTCCCTTTGCCTTGCCTAAATACTCCATACCATAAACAGGTTCATAATGGAGTATGGACTTGACAATAGGATCTGAT